TGCGGCTCGGGGGGCTGCGGCTCGGGGGGCTGCGGCTCGGGGGGCTGCGGCTCGGGGGGCTGCGGCTCTTCAACGATCGGAGCGAGGCGGCCCTTGCGAACGTGCAACCTCGCTTCCATGAACCGCCGGCCATCGACGACGTCACCGGGCCTGTACGTGCGCCCGCCGGAGCGGAACGCGCGCAGGCATTGGTAGCGGTTCATGGAATGGCTACGCCACCGCGGAAGTGAAGAACGTGCCGAGGTCGGCGGCGATCAGCTTGTGGCTGTAGGCCATCTCACCCTCGACGATGTCGGAGGCGATGATGTCCCAGCGGTAGCGCTTGATGCGCGAGCCGTAGGCGCTGGCCCCGAGCAGCCCGTTCCAAGCGAAGCAGTAGCCGGCGCTGGGCTTCAGGATCGAGGGCGCGGGCTCGCGGTACACGAGCAGGGCCTTCTTCCCGAAGATGTAGTCGGTCGCATCGGCCGCCGCGAGCTCCGCGGACGAGTCCACGACTCCCTTGGCCACCACGACCTCTTCCACCCCGAGCAGCCCGGCCAGCAACTCCGCGGTCACCACGCCCTTCTGCGTGTACTTGATGCGGTCGATCACGTCCGGGTGGTTCTTGAGCGCGTTGAACACGTGAGGCCCTACGGCGAGCACGTTGGGCTCGTAGCCCGTCACGCCGCCAATCCTCGTGATCTCATCGGTGATGTCTTCGATCGGGGTCGAAGAGTCGTCGCTCCACTGCTTGAACTCGTTGGCCCCCGGGACGCCCGGGACGCCGGTGAGGTCCAGACCCCACTTGCCGGTGGTGAAGAAGGCGTCGCGCCAGTCCACGTCCCGCTTCATCAGCAGTTGCTGTGTCACCCACTCCGTCGCATCCCGGTCCATGTTGATCACGGCATCGGCGTTGGCGCGGATCTGGTCGTCGATCGCCTTCTTCACGGCGACCACGTCGCAGAAGTAGCTCTTGGTGTTGTCGATGCGCCACCCGCCACCAGCGGCTTCGGTGCCCGGAGCACGGAGCTTCGCCTCGACGCGCTGCCAGTCGCGCCGGTTGTACTCGATGTACCGATCGGACTGCTTCGCGACAGGCACGCGGGCGAACACGCGCTCGGCGACGAACCGCTCGGCCTTCTGCGTGTAGGCCACGGACAGGTTGGTCAACGGAGCGTTGACATGGACATCGGAGGAAGTCGGGAGAGGCATTGTGCGTCCCTTTCGTTGCTACGGTTCGAGGCCGTAGGAGCCGAGGAGGATCGAACCGATCTCGGTGTTGTTCGCGCTCTGGAGGATGCGACCGAGGCGGGGGTTCGTCGAGGCCGGAACCTTCCCTGCTCCAGCGGCCGCGCTGGAGACGAAGTTTCCCTTCGTCAGCGTCCCGGCGCTCTTGAGCTTGGTCACACCGGTCGTCATGACGAGCGCGGGCTGGCCGACGTCCGGGTCGTTCTGCAGCACGCCGTCGGCGTACTCGGCGTTGCCGGATACGTCCCAGCCAGTCGAGGTCATCTTGACGAAACAGAACTGCTTGCCGGTCAGGTCAGCCGCTGCGACTTCCGTGCCGACGCTGAAACCAGGAATCTCGTATGCCATGGTCGTTCCTCAGCCTCTCTCGGAGAGGTACTCGGAGTAGAGGCGCTTGCCTTCGGGCGAGTCCAGAACGAACGCGAACGCGCCTTCCTTCGTGACCTTGCCGCCCGACTTGTCGGCCATCTCCTTGGCCAGCGTTTCGAGCCTGGCCATGGGGCCGGCTCCGCCGCCGCTTCCGCCGCCGGTGCCGAGTTCGTCGAACGCCTTGCTCGCCTTGAGCAGCGTGTCGGCCTTGGCCAGCGTCGCGAGCACCTGGGCTGCGAGCGCCGGATCGCGGTCATCGATCGACTTGAGCAGCTTGGCCATCTCAGCGTGGGTGCCCACCGCAACGAGCTGGCCCGTCTTCTCGGCCCACTCGCGGCTGCGGCGCGCTTCGCGTTCCTCCTTGACCACGGCCTCGGCGTCGGCCAGGCGCCTACGATTCGCGGCCAGCTCCTTGGCCAGGGCTTGCACGCCCGGACGCTGCGCCTCGGGCAGCGCGTTGATCGCTACCTCGTTGGGCGTGCCGTCTTCCTTGAGCAGGTCGGTGGGCAGCGGATTCGAGGGCTTCGCCTCGGCGCTCTTCGTCTCTGGCGCCGGGTAGCCGTACCCGACGAGGCCAGCGAGTTGGCGCTTCAGGTCTTCGGGCACCGCGTCGCCTGCGGCCGAGAGCAGCTTGAGGGCGGCGCGCACCGCGTCCTTGGCGGCGTCATCCATGGTCGCCTTGGCCAGTTGTTCTTCGAGCTGCTTGGCCACGGCCTCCGGCAACTTGCATTCCTCGTTGATCTCGACGAGGGCCTTCTTGACTTCATCTACCCCAAGCGCGCCCATGGTTTCTCCTTTCGCCAACGCCAGCCGTTTCCCGTTTTTGCCGCGAGCCACCAGACTCACTTCGGTGGTCTCGATTTCGGCCAACCGCGTGGTCACGTTGCGAACGCTAGCCGAGCGATTCATGGCGTGTCAAGCCCCAGGGAAAAAATAGTAGCGCCGCGAAACTGTAGCCTCACGCTACCACTTCGACGATCGCCTTCACGAGGGTCATCGGGTCGAAGGACTCGGCGATCGGCGTCCGCATTCCGGTGCCGCCGACCGAGTAGGCGTCAAGTTCGCCTCGCTGGTACATCGCCCACTCGGGGTCGGGCAGCCGAATACCGAGTACCCATGCGCCCGAGTGCACCTGCGTGTCTTTGCCCAGCGGCATGCGGTAAATGCGGTGGGGTTGGCCGTCGATTGCTGCCTGCCGATCCTCGACCGTCGGGTACGGCACGAGCCACGACTCGACGGGAACCGCGCCATCGACTCGCCTGGAGTGCCGGAAGCCGATCACTCGCGAGCCGGAAAGCCAGTCATGCGCCGTCTTCTCGACCTCGGCCGGTGGCGCCCAATCCCGATCAGCGTCGATCTGGTATGGGTCGAGCACTACGCCCACAACGACGTGGAGCTTCGAGTCCGCCTTGGCCACCCGCACCATCGCCCGCTTCGCAGGCATCCCGGATGCCGCATCGTACAGCGTCGGCCGTTCGCCGGGCTTGGCCCACACGAGCCATCGCTGGCGCTTCTTCCGCAGTTCGGCCAGCACGTCTTCGAGCTTGCGGCTTTCGGCCATCGGCGTCTGGTCTTTCGGGCGGTCGATGATCCAGACGCGCCCTCCGCCGATCGGCGCGAACTCCAGCAGGAATCGGCCCTTCAGCTTATCGCCATCGAGGAAGATCTCCATCATGTGCTCGCGCCAGACGCCGACCCTGTAGGTGCCGCGATCCTCGAGGAAGAACTTGCTCCAGCGCTCGCTTGTGGCGCCTACGCCGCCAGGCTCGACTATCAGCGGCTCGCTGGCCCCCACGTCGAGCCACGCTTTCGGCTGCGGCAGCTTGAAGGCACCCTGGAGATTGTCGTCCTGCGGCAGCACGGCCAGGCGATCGCCGCCCGCCTTACGGTTCGCTTCCGTTGTCCCGAGGAACACCGAGAAGCCCCACAGCGCTTCGTCGCCCTCGAAGCGCAAGTCGCCATGCAAGCTGTGGTCGGTGTTCAGCAGGTCCTTCTCGCCGAGCTTCGTCTCGACTTCGCCGAGTCCGCGCCAGTGGTGGTGATACGTGAACCGTCCGTGTCCACTCGACGGAAACGCCTCTTGCCAGCGTTCGCGCCACTGGCTTGCAGCGGCCGATGATCGTGTTCCACCCTCTTCGCCGGGGGCCTGCTTCTGGAGCACGCCGCCGCGCCGCGCGATGTCGATGGCCTGCTGCGAGGTGTACGGCTCGTGCCTTGTTTCGTCGCGGTCCTGCACCCGAGCGCCGAGCCAGGTCAGCGTCTTCGCCTCTTCGTCGGGGGTGATCTCCAGCACCTCGGCCGTGATCACGTCGCCGTCATCGGCGTCCACGGCGGTGTTGAAACTCTCACCAAGGTCCACGTACCGCTTGCCGCCGATCTCGCGCACGTTGCTCCAGCCGTCGCCCTCGCTCAGCAGCAGGCCGCCGCGGTAATTCCACGCCCCCGTCGCGGTGCGCTTGCGCCCGAGCACGATTGCCTTGATCTCGACCACCCGCTTGAGCTTGGCCCACTCGTCCGTGGCCCCCGAGCGCGTCTCATAGGCGCCAGTCGCGCCCTTGGCCATCAGTCCCTCGCTGCGGTCGAAGCGGAAAGCCCAGAACGCTGCGCGGTCCAGATCGTCCTGGGATCGTACCCACCGAAGCGGCGACAGGCCGATGCCCTTGTTGCGCGCGATGAAAGCCTCCAGCCGCTTCCGCCGTTCGAGGAACGGCTTGCCGGTCAGGTCTTCACCGTCGAACGGCAGGTCGAAAGCGGTCAGCACCACGCGCTCGTCTGGCTCCAACTTCGGGCGATCGCCCGTCAGCCTCTGGAGATCCGGGCGCGGTACACGCTTGCCGTTGCGCTCGATCCCGACATCGAGGTCAAGCACGACCGGCCCGTCGATCGCGGACAGTGCATCGAGTCCAGGGATGGACTTCATTCGGTCGCGGTCACGGCTGCCCTCGAACCACAAGCGCCGGCCCGAACTATCGGCCTCGAAGATCGCCCGGAAGCCGTTGTGCTTCGGCTCGATGGCGATCGGCACGCGGTCCTTGGCCCAGGCCCACAGCTCCGCGGTCGAGAAGCCCTCGGTGTAGCCGGCCATCGCGGGCTTGGGTGGCGTGAATGCCTGGCCTGGCCGAAGCTCTTTGTCGATCGTCACCGGCTTCCGCAGCACCACGCGGACGTTGGCTCGCGGCCCATCGCTCGAATCCTCGATCGACACGATGTCGAAGCGCGGCCGGCCTTCCAGGAGCTTGGGGTCGGACCAGAAGGTGAAGCTCGATCGGTTCCAGAAGCTCTTGTGATCAGGATGCGCGAAGGCCCCTTCGCCTGCGGTGCTCGGGACCTCGATGTCGGCTGTTCCGCTCGGGGCGAGCACGCGGTGGATCTCCCGCATGATGGCGTCGGTAGACGCGAGATGTTCTAGCACGTGGTGAGCGCGCAACTCGCTCACGCTGTCGGACGGCAGCGGAATGCCGCGCTCCAGGTCGCATTCGCAGTCCACGCCTGGGCCGGGCTGCTTGTCGATGCCGTACCAGCCTTCTGGCTTCGCGGAGCCGCAGCCTAGATCCACCCTGAGCTGCGCCTCCTTCACCACGCGCGCCTCAATGGCGTCCTTCAAGCGCAGCACGAGGTCATAGAGCGGCACGTAGTCTCCGTGCGGCCCTTGCGGGTTGTCGATGAAATGCAGGTCCCCGCGCTTCGTCGGGTCGAGTGCGTTGCGCAGTTGCAACCACACGCCCTCGGCGCCGACGCGAAACGAATCGCCGTCCCGACTCGCGCGGAACAGCACGTCGAGGTCTGCCGGGTTCGGCGCGCCCTTCGCAGCCGAGCCGACCACGGACACGAAGTCGGGGACGATCACGATCTCGCGCGGAGCTTCTGTCAGCCGGCGCGGCGTGTCGCCCGACTTCCGCAGCCCGCGCAGCCGCTCGATCTCTTCCGCCAACTCGCCACCCTCACCTCGCCCAAATCCACGTCGGTCCATTTCGTCGGCCGCCCAGACCGCGGCGTTCACCACGTCCTCGACGGCAGCTTTGCGCTTGCGCGCGTTGGCAAACCACTGGTGCAGTCGAAGCCATACTGCGCGCAGATCATCGTCCGTCGCGCGCCGTAGAGCGGCCGGCCGGATCTCGGTGAGCGCCAGTTTCTCGACGACGCTCGGTTCATCCGCATTTCCGAGCAACGACTCCAAGAACCCGCAGGCACCCCTGGTCACGCCGCACTCCTTCGCTTTGCCTGGGGCGCCACGTCCGCCGTGACAACGCACCTGCACATGATGTGGACGCTGGACCCGGGCTCCATGACCTCGCGGCCGTCACCCGTCTCGAAAGGTTCGTCCAGCCTGCGCTCCTGGCCGTTCATCGGCGCGCAGATGGGGCACACGCGCTCGTCTTCGGCTGTGAGCCAGGTCCGGATCATCTCATCGAGGTCGAGCGCGCCCTCTTCGACCATCGTGTCCCAGGCCGCCTGCCGCCCGGCGCTGACGGCGGTGTGCACTTCGTTCCGCGCGATAATCTCTGCCCGCTCGCGCAGCTTGCGGTCGATCAACTTCGACGTGAGCTCAACCGCCCTCCCCGGCTGCACGCCTCGGGCCGAGAGTCCGGCGCGATACTGCGCCACCGCCCGCGCGCGTCTGGCGTCGAGTCCGATCATGCTGCGGATCTCCTTCGCCGCCTCCTCTGGCCGCAGTCCACGTTGGAACGCCGAGACGATGGACTCGCGGATACCCTCCTTCGTGCTGTCCAAGACCTGCACGACGTGCCGTGCCGCCCGCTCGCGGAGAAACCGCTCCGCGCGTTCGCCGACCTTGCCGTAGAGCGCGAGATCACCGCCAAGTTCCCGCAGCACCTTGCGGCCCATTTTCTCGTAGCCCAAGCGTCGCGCCTCTTCGACCAGCCGCTTCGTCTGTTCGTCGAACGCCTCGATGTCGAAGCGCCGCACCGCGCCATCAATGCCGTGGGTAGCAACGAGGGCGAGGATCTGAGCCGCCTTGTTGTCGTTGACGATCTCGGTGAACCCGCGGCGAAGATCGGGGACCAGGCTGTCGGCTAAGCGATCAACGGCCCGCCGCACCTCGCGCTCTTCGCGCGATACGGCCTTGCGGATCTCGACGCGGGCCGCGCGCAACATCATGCGCCTCGGCTCTTCTCGGGCAGGTCGCCGGCGCGGCGCAGCGCGCTCTCAAGCGCGTCGTCGGGGAACAAGTCCATGCCGGCGCCCGCCAGGGAAGCCACGTAAGCCCCAAGCTCCTGGAGGTTCGGCGTCTCGATGTCGCCGGTCACGAACTTGGGCTGCGGGCCAGGCAACGTTGGATTGAGCGCGAAGAGCCTGGGAATTGCGTACTGGTTCATCGTGTCGCGGATCACGCCCACGAATGAACCTAGAGCCGTTGCGAAGAGGTGGGTTTTGTCGCTCGACAGGGCGAACGATCCAACCTTTTCGTGGCCGAGCAAGATGAAGTCGGCCAGGACCGTCATGGCGATCAAGCGGTTGTAGCGGTCGATCACCTTCGACGTGTCGAACTGCTTACTGGTCCCTCCGCGGCCAAGCAACTCGATGTCGTAGAGCCGCTCGCCATGTTCGTCGCGCGCCTCGGGAAACACGACTGCCGCCTGTTCGTCGTTGCGCAAATTGCGGCCGAGCCTCTTGAAGGCATCGAGGGTGCGCTTCTGCTCTGCCGACGCAGACTCGGACAGCATCTCGGCCGGCACTCGGATCAGAGGGATGCCGGCCAAGTCGCGCTCGATGCCGATGGCCTCGACCTTCTCGATGCGCTTCTTCAGGTACCACGATCGGTACGCTGACCTCAGTGTGCTGCGCCCCTCGGGGTTGTCGCGCGTTTTCGTCGTGCGGAACAGCAGCGCCTTCTCGATCGGGATCGTGCGCACGCTGCCGAACGGTGGGTATTGGACCATCGCGCGAACGCCGCCGGCGTCGTCGAGGTCCCAGCGGTCGAGCGTGTCCTGCGAGCGCCCAGGAATCTTGCGCCAGCCGACAAGTCCATCGACGTGGCGAGAGCGGAACCGCGGATCGGACTGGTCTCCAGCGCGGATCTTGTACACCAACTCGTGGTAGCTCCAGCCGTAGACGAGCATCGTGAGCGCCTCGGCTATGAGGTCGCCGAAGCTGTGGCTCATGTCGGCCATGCATGTCTCGATGAACTCGGCGTTACGCTGCGCCTCGGGGCTGTCGTCTCCAGCCTGCACGGACCATGACACGCTGCGGACCAGGTGCTCGATCGCGAAGAGCATCCCGCCGATGACGGGGTCGTTGTCGGCCATCTCGCGGTAGATTTTCCGGCCGCGAAGCCCCTGGAGCGCTGGCAGGAATTCGTCGAGGATGTACCCGCCCGAGCGTTGTAGGCCGCTGTCGCCAAGCTCTACGAGGGCCAAGCCCTTCGTGTCGATGTCGGTGCCCATGTATTGCCTCAGTCGATGGCGAGGCTACCACCCTCCAGGCCGAGTGTCAGTGCCCGGGGCTGTAGCTGCGTTAGGATGGCCGGCTTGGCGCCGAGCATCAACTCGGTGAACGCCCACACGTAAGCGTCTGCGCGGTCGGGCGAGCCCTCGCCTTCGTAGCCGCGCGTGGACATGGCGCCGAGCTGTGCTTCGAGCGCGCGGTGGAGCCCTACGTGCTTGATGCGGCCCTGCTCATGGAGGGCAGCGACGGGCTCGGCGCGGGCGATCTTCCCGCGGCTCGCTCGAACGGCGCGGTACGAGACCTGCCTGTCGATCGTGCGGATCACGCTCTCCACCAGGTCGCCGCCGTTGTTCACCTCGGCCACGACCCGATCGGCGTTGAACTCGTGATACGCCTCTACAACTCGGCGCCCCCAACCGTCCGGGCTCAGGCGGCAGCTACGGTCATCGAGGAGGTAGCCGAGGCCGTCGACGCCCAAGCCCGCAACGACGATTCCCGTCCAGTCAGATCGTTGACTTGACGTGACGGCCGGGTCCACTGCCACCACGACGCGCTGGAGGTCGGGCGCCTCAGCCACTCGGTGCTCCGCGATCCGGTCCATCACCCAGAGCGCGCCAAGCACATCGTCGAGAATCCGCGCATGAAGCTCCTGCTCGCCGAGCCGCGTGCCTTCGTATTGAGAAAGGATCTCATCGAGGAACCGTTGCGGAAGGTTCGCTGAATTGTCATAGGTCGAGGCGGTCGTGACTCGCACGTCCTCGCTCTCCTCGGCGCGACGCACCATGCGCTTGATTACACCGAGCGGCCGCGGTGTCGTCGTCACCACGGTCTGTGGCCTGGAGCCCGCGCGCAGTCCGAGGGCGAGCATGTCCCAGGCGTCCTGGCAGTGCTGCCAGGCGGCGAGCTCGTCGGCCCAAGCGAAGTGGTGCTGCGGCCCGCGGAGCCGATCTGGCACATCGGCGGAGAACAGCGTGGCTGTCGTTCCGTTCCGCCAGCGCACGCGGCGAGTGCTCGGCCTGTAGTGGGGTTTCTCTTCGTCGGGTGACACCGCGATGATTCCGCTCATGCCTTCGACCATCGTGTCCCGCGCGTCGGCGGCCGTCGGAGCAACAAGCGCGATGCGGCAGCCAGGATTTTCGCGCGCGACCGATCTTATCCACTCCGCGCCGGCCATCGTCTTGCCTGCGCCGCGCCCTCCGAGGAAGAGCCACGTGGACCAACCACCACGCGGCGGAAGCTGGCTTGGACGAGCAATTGCCTCCCAACACCACCGCAACCCGTCGGTTCCATCTTGGCCCAGGATGCGCGCAACCTTCTCGGCGCCCACCCGCTTTACGGCGCGGGCGAGAAGCGATGTATCAACGACGGCTTGCGAGCCCGACGACGCTGGCGCTGATGGCCCTCTGTTTCGGGACGACATCGGTATCCTCGCCGGCGAGCCGCCGGAGCATTTCGAGCGTGGCCTTGGCCGTCGATTCAGATGAGCTCCCGGAAACGAGCCCGACATCGACCTGGGCGGAGTCGCGGAACTCATGGACCATACACCGGAGCCAGAATGCCGATGCGCGCCAGTCGCCCTTGACGCGGCCCGCGGCGGCTCCGGTGATCGTTGCGACGTGGTTTCGGATCGCAAGGGCTTGAGCGCGGGCGATCGGCCCGAAGTACGTGGTGTACGGTCCGCCCTCTTCGCCCTCGTCTCGGTAGCGCAGCGCCCAGCGGGCGAAGATCGACTCGCTGATCCCCTCGGCCTGGAGCGCTACTCGGATCGGCACCCCGATGCTCACCGACTGCACGATGCGCGCGGTTGCTTCGGAGTCCGGGAACGCAATGAGCACGCCGCCTCGTCCGCCGTTCTCGACGAGCACACGGTTACGGCCAGCCCAGCGCGCGCGGGTCTTGCGCTTTTCCCTCGATTCCTTCGCTGGCGTCGATCCACGTCTAGGCATTTGTAATAGCGTCGCGCTGCTATCGTTTCGCAGTCGTTGGAAACCTGTCAAGTGGTTCTCTGACGATTGTTCAATAACGGCGTGTTTTCGCCAGCTTGCAACTTTTTTCCCCAGGGGCTTGACAAGGTTTTCGGGATGGGGCAGGGTCGCGGGCGTGACATCGAGCACCGAATTACCGAGTAGCCGAGCGCCCGTTCCCCCGCGGTGTCACAGCCTCGCCTCCGGGCGGCTGGGGGAACGTGGCGCCGGCTCTTGGGGTAGCCATGACCTGGATTCGCATTGACGACCGCTACAGCGAGCATCCAAAAATCGCGGCAGTCGGACCACTCGGGATTGCTCTCTGGTTAGCTGGCCTCGCTTACTGCAATCGGCATCTGACGGACGGCCGGATCCCGTGGACTGTGGCCAGATCGCTGGTCGTTTGGCAGTTCGTCTGCCCAGAGGGCCGGATCGAGACCATCGGCAGGACCTCCGGCCATGATGGCAACGACATCGACAACGAGTACGTGATCGGGCTGTTGTTGAGGGCCGGCTTGTGGGAGGAGGTTCTGGGCGCCTACCTGGTGCACGACTACGATCAATACCAACCATCAAGAATCGTGGTTGAGGAGCGACGCGAGGCAACTCGCTCCAGGGTCGCGGCATTTCGAGGTAGGAGATGTAACAGCGTTACGCTACCAGTTACGCACGCCGTTACCAACGGCGTTGTAACACCCACTCCCAATTCCCAATTCCCAATTCCCAACTCCCAACTCCCGGATCTCCCCCCTGAGCCCCCCCAGGGGGGCCTCGCACCTGATCCAGCGAAAGCGAAGCAACGGTCAAGGCACTCTCAGCAATCAGCCGAGTTCACCGCCCGGGCTGCCGAGGTAGCCCGGCTCGTTGCAGCAGCAACCGGCAGGGCGTGGCGGACTCCGCATGCTGCCACCCGCGCCAGGCTCGCCGCTGGCGCAACCGTGGAACAGCTCGTGCTGGTAGCCGAGCATCGGCAGGCTCTCTGGGGCTCAGACCCGGCGATGCGGGCCTACGTGCGCCCCGAGACCGTCCACGCGGCCGGGCACTGGGACTCGTACCTGGAGGCCGCGGAAGCGTGGGCTGCGGCCGGGCGGCCACCGCCGGCGACCGAACGCGCCGGCAACGGGTCTGCGTCGCGCCCGGCCGAAGACGACACCTGGACCGCGGCCCTTGCGCAATGCGAGGCGAGGGCGAAGGCCGGCGCCGACGGCATCGTGCCGGGCAGGTCGTTCCGCTGGGAGGGTGCGCCGCGCGAGATCGCGGGCATCGAGGCCGCGGTTGGCGCGCTCGGAGGCTGGGGCTCGTACTGCGCCGCGATCCGCGACGGGTCGTTTCGGGCAACGTTCCGCGACGCCTACCGCGCGGGCCATCGCGCCTGGAAGGAAACAGCGTGCACGACAACGACGTGAAGATTCCGCCCCACGATGAGGCCACCGAGACCGCAATTCTCGGGGCCGCCATCATCATGCCCGCCATCGCGCACCGGATGCTCGCAGGGACCGCCGAACACGATTTCTACTCGCTCGGCAACCGGCTCATCTACCGAGCGATCGGGCGCGATATGGCAGAGAGCGCCGGCGAGTCGGACGCGGTGTCTATCGCCGCGGCGTTCGTCGATGTCGGGGTGGCTCCGAACCATGGCGACGCCATGATCCTCGCCGATACGCTCATGCGCGCTGGCAGCAACGCGGTCTTCATCGACCGCCACTTGGCGCGGCTCAAAGAACTCCGAGCCGCCCGCAATGTGATCGAGATGGGCAACGACCTGGCGGAGCGCGGCTACGACGGGGCGAGAGGGGTGCGCGAAACAATCGAGCATGGCGCCTCGGCGCTGGCGACGATCGCGGCGTCCATGGCGCCCGGCGGCGCGCTG